TTTTGATATTATTATGGAGAGTTTATTAGGTGAGTAATGGTTGGATAAAACTGCATCGTAAAACTCTGGATAATCCTATAGTAATGAAAGACACAGATCATCTTGCTGTATGGATGTGGTTACTATTAAATGCTACTCATTCAGACCATGATACAATATATGAGGGGGAAAGAATAACTTTAAAAGCAGGACAATTTATAACAGGTAGAAAGATTATTTCTAAAGAATTAAAAATTAATGAGAGTAAAATACAACGAATTTTAAAAACCTTTGAAATCGAACAACAAATTGAACAACAAACAAACCCTCGATGTCGTTTAATATCAATACTTAGGTGGACAGACTATCAGTTAGATGAACAACAAAGTGAACAACAAGTGAACAACAAACGAACACTAAACAATAAGACTAAGAATAATAAGAAAGATATATATGCTCAAGAGTTTGAAAAACTTTGGTTATTAGTACCTAAAAAAGTTAGTAAAAAGAAAGCCTATCAAAAGTATATACTCGCTGTTAAAAAGAAAGACCATGATGAGATTTACACAGCTTTTAAAAACCAAGTTGATAATAATTGGAAGGATACTGATCCAAAGTTTACACCTGCCTTAGATGTGTGGTTAAATAATGAAAGATGGGATGATGCTGTGATTAAACCTACAGTACAGACTATTACTAAAAAGAAACAATTTAGATTACTGCCATCTGGAATGTATAAAGGGTTTTGTGCAAAATGTGCAGATGCTATGTATTTAAAAGCAGATGAGTTTTATAAAAGCAGTCCTTGTTGTGGTGTTGAATTTGTACCAGAACAGCCAAAAGTTTATAAAGGTAAAGATTACACAGAAAATATTTATAATAAGATAATTGGGGGATAAAATGATTATTATAAACTTATATGAGATTATTATTAATCTATTAGCATTTGCTACAGCTTTGGTTTTAATACCTTTGGGAATATTACTATGGTTTTTTATTGGAACATTTATTTATAACTTAATATGGGATTATTATGGACAAAGAGATTAAAGAAATACTAAAAGAAGTAAATAAGCTTTTATCTGAGCAAGGTCATTTTAAATTAATAGATTTAGAAAGAGTTAGAAAACTAAACTCTAAAATAGAAGAATTGCTAAGATAGCAATATAGTTTTTTTTAAGTTATCTCATTAACCATTGTGGTTGTTAAAATATTACTTAGAAAAGACTAATAAATGAATCTAGTGGGTAGGTTGGCGTTTACCCACTAGTTTACCCTAACCACATACCAGAGGTAAACATGAACAAAACAGAACCATGCGAGATGTGTGGCAGATATGACGGAGATCATAAAGATAAATGGGATATTAAAGAATTAGAGAATAATAAAATTAATCTTTTATTAGCAGGTATCTTATTCGCACAAGAGGCTACACACAGGCAAATAGAGCTATTTATGGCTAAATACTACATAGGTAGGGAATCTTATGATGATATAGGTAGGGATTTTCAAATAAGTAAACAATGTGTAGCTAAAACAATAGATAGATCATGCGATATATTAACCAACATTATTAATAGATTAAGTGGTTGACGAATTTGATGCTTTTTTAACCTTTGAGGTTGACATTTAAAAACTTTTTTTATTTTTTTAACTCTAGCAATATTAGAGTTTACATTTTTTACCCCTTTATTTTACCCCCAAAATAGTACAAAATTGGTTGACTTTTACTACTATATATAGAGGCTTTATCGTGCCTCACTCGTTATGGAGTAATGATTATAAGGCGATTCAGTCGTTAGGCGATAGACAGGAAACGATATAAGTTGTAGCTACAGCTTTTTATGACAGATATTAATATAACATATTATAATGCCAATGATTTGGTAATGGCTGAATATAATCCAAGACAGCTAACCAAAGACCAATATACACAACTAAAAGACTCTATCATGAGGTTTGGTTTAGTTGATCCCCTTATTGTAAATAAAAACAAAGAAAGAAAGAACATCCTTGTAGGTGGACACCAGAGGCTACGCATAGCTAAAGAGATGGGTGTTGAATCTATCCCATGTGTAGAAGTTGATCTTACTTTAGACCAAGAAAAAGAATTAAACATCAGATTAAATAAGAATGTTGGTGAATGGGATTTTGATGCTCTGGCTAATTACTTTGATGTGGGGGAGCTTACAGAGTGGGGTTTTAGTAATGATGACTTACAATTCTATGAAGATGAACCTAAACAGGGATTGATTGATGATGATGAAATACCAGAAGTAGAAGAACCTATTACACAAGCAGGTGACCTCTGGATATTAGGAGAGCATCGTTTATTATGTGGGGATGCGACAAAAAAAGAAGATGTTGATGTACTAATGAATGGTAAAAAGGCTGATATGGTGTTTACTGATCCTCCTTATGGGATTAATGTAAGTAATAAAAAGGGAAAAATATTAAATGATAATAATTTAGATGTATATAAAAATTTTATTCCATTAATAAATAAATATTTAGAAAACAGCACTCATATTTATATATTTTTTGGTTCTAAAAACACAGAAATGTCATTAAATATATTAAACAAATATTATAAACAATTTAATTTATTGATATTCCCAATTACCAATCAAACACAGCCATACCCTGAAGGTTATTTTAGTTCTAATTATGAAATCTGTTATTTTACTCAATATAATGGTATTAAAAAGCATAATGGAAATATTTTAAATGTTTCAGATACAACATTAAAAGATAACAGATATAAAGGTAATGGTTATCTTAAAAAATATTATGCATTAAATGATAATGTTATAACAGAGCATAATTTAAATACTATTCATCCAACACAAAAAAAAGTAGAATCAATATCATTTTATTTAAAAATTAGTAGTGATAATAAAAGCAAAGTATTAGACCTATTTCTTGGTTCTGGATCAACCCTAATAGCTTGTGAGAAAACTAATCGTAAGTGCTATGGTATGGAGATTGATCCACATTATTGTGATGTTATAGTAAAAAGGTGGGAGGAATTTAGTGGGAAGAAAGCAGAAAGAGTTGAAAGAGCAGAGAGTTGAGCCGATTGAAAACGGAAGTAATCGGAATAATAAAGGGCAATTTGTTGCAGGAAATACTGCATCTGTTGGTAAAGGTAGACCAAAAGGCTCTCAATCAATACCAGATATACTTAAAAAGATTGGTGAGGAAGAAGGAACACTTGATGGAAAGAGTAAGCTCGATGTTATTATGTATAAAGTATTCCAGTATGCTTTGGAAGGTAAACCATGGGCAGTTCAGTTTATAGCTGATAGAACAGAAGGTAAAGCCAAAGAAATAAGGGAAGTAACTAACAAGAATGAACCTATTAAAATAATTACTATTGATTAATTGGCAAATAAACGAAATACGAAAAGAAATAATCCAGAGTCCAGAACGGATGAAGGTTGTTGTAGCAGGAAGAAGATGGGGCAAAAGTATCTTATCGGTTCTGTGGTTACTTCACGAAGAGATACAGCCAGAAGAACGCAGGTGGTTTGTTGCACCGACATACAGACAGGGGAAGATGGTAATATTTCCACTGTTGCGTTCTGTGTTTCGACAATGGCAGGGAGCTACGATCAACGAATCAGAGTTGTCTATTAAGTTACCAAACAATGCAGAGATTTCAATTAAAGGTGCAGAGCAGGAAAACAATCTTAGGGGAGCAACTTTAAATAAAGTAGTAATGGAAGAGTTTAGTTATATAAAACCTAATGTATATGAAGAGATTATCTATCCTATGCTAACAACAACACAAGGTGAGACTTTGTTTATTGGTACACCTAATTCATTTGACCATCTATATGATTACTATCTTAGAGGTCAATCAGATGATTCAGATTGGCGGTCATGGCAGTACACTACAGTACAGGGTGGTTTTGTATCACAGGAAGAAGTAGACAAAGCTAAAGCAACAATGGATGAGGTTACATTTAAAAGTGAGTTTATGGCTGATTTCGTATCAACAGGTAATAGAGTAGCTTACAACTTTGACAGGAAGATACATATTAAACAGACTAAAGAGTTATCACCTAACTTATTCTGGGGTATTGATTTTAATGTAGATTATATGTCTGCTGTACTAGGTTGTGAATATACAGATGGCTCTATACATTACTTTCATGAGATAAGACAATCAAATAGCAATACAGAACAAATGGCAGTAGCTATGAAAAAGGTAGCACCAAACACTCCATGTTATCCAGATAGTGCAGGTTCAGCCAGATCAACTACAAGCCATAAATCAGATCATCAGATACTTAAAGATTATGGATTTCAAGTAATAGCAAAGAAAGCTAATCCACCTGTCAGAGATAGAATCAATGCTTTGAATAGAATGTTAAAAGATGCTAATGATAGGGTAAAAATGACAGTTGATTCATCATGTAAATATTTAATAAAAGATTTAGAACAATGTCAAAGAGATAGGGCAGGTAAGATAGAAAAGAATAAAGACATATCATTAAGTCATGCCTTAGATGCCTGTAGTTATTACATAGCATTAAGACATCCTATTGTTAAACGTATTCCTGTGAGTAAAGAATGGTAGAGTTTTTGTTAGGTATAGTAGTAGGAATCATTATTACTTTTATCTTTTTACATTATTATGGTAAGCACATAGACTTAAGAAAAAAAGCAGAGATAGGGGAGTTTATACAACATCATAAAGAGGCTAACAATTATGCCACATCGTAAAGGTTTATAAATGGAATTTCACGATAAATTAACTATCCCCAATCTAGGTCGCATGGCTGTAATGGATTCAGTTCGTAAATCAGAAATGGATTTACTTGCTAATGAATATGCTGAAAAGCAGGTATCACTTGATTTATACTATAACAGAAACATGGATGCACATATAGAGCAATACTTTCCTAGTGAGTCTCTAAGATCAATCCCTGTTACTACTTTACGCATATTACCAAAGTTTGCCAGAGCTAGAATGTTACATTATAAGAAAGCACCATACAGATTGATAGGTGGAGAATCTGCACAGGACTATCTGGATTATACTTATCATTTAGATACTCAATGTAGAATAGCATCAGAATTAGCGTGGACACTAGGAATGATACACATGAGGTCTAGGTGGAATCAAGTTAAACAGCGTATAGAGTACGATATATTACCTAATGTAAAAGAATACTTTTATGAAGGGGAGTCTGTACCATTTGGATATAGCTATGAGATTGATAACGATGCTAATGGTAATAAACAATATGTGTTCTGGAGTGAAGATAGGGAAGAGCAGGGATTACATTTTATCTTTACATCTGATGGTAGAGTAAAAGCAGTAGATGGTAATCCAGAGATGATAAACATCTATAAAGTAAATCCCATATCCAGAATAATATTCCCATACGATGCTAGTGATGTTGCAAGGGTGGCTTTACAGGCTTGTATTGGGTTTACTCAAGTTATGTTAGCCATTCGTTATCAAACAGGTTCACCTGTTATATCTGGCATAGATCAAGAAATACCAGACATTCCTTTTGGCATTGATAGGCTTATTGCTTTACCAAGTGATAGTAGCTTTCAGTACATAACACCAAATACTGATATAAATGGCATGATAGCAGGTATTAAAGAACTACTTACTATTACAGCACAGAATCATAATCTAGCTATAAACTTCTCACAAGGTACTACACCTCCATCTGGAATAGCATTAAAGATAATGAATCTAGAGAATGAAGAGGCAAGAGAGGCTGATATACCAATCATAGCTGAGTTTGAACAGGAAAGATATGCTGTAGATAGAAAGCTATTAGAAGTACATACAAACAGATCATTTAGTGAATCATACGCTGTAGACTTTGAAGAAAGTTCTGTACCACAAGAGTGGGCAAATGAGCGTAACAAATTAGAGTTTATGTTAGAGAATAATCTAATGACCAGAGAGGAACTTGTTAGATACTTCAATCCAGATATTACTGATGAAGAGTTAGCTGATAAGATGAGTACATTAGAAGAAGAACAACCTCAAGCACCTACTAACCCATTACTAGAGGCATTACAGCGTGGCTAAAGAAACAGCATCATTACAATACGCTAAAGCAGTAGAACGAGTTCAGAAAGAGCTTGTAGGTCAGATATTTGATTTACAAAAGCAAGGACTAAGTAAGAATGAGATATTACTTGTACTTCAAGGGTTGGACATGGAGGATATTATTCTTAATCAATTAAAACTAAATGCTGATATAGATAAGCTAATGCTAGAGTATGAGAATGTACTAGGTGCTATGGAGATGACAGGTGCAGTAACAGCAGAGTCATTAACAGCCTTGCAAAGAATAGATAGAAACTCATTTGCTAAACAAGCAGGGGTAATGGGTGAGCTTATCAAAAAGGAAGTAGCAAGGGGTATTATTGCAGGTGCTACTGAAAGAGATATAGCAGATGGTATTTTAAGAGGTGCAGGTGGCGTTCTAAGGGCAGATCAAGCAGAAACCCTAGCTAATACTGCTTTAAATCAGTTTGAGCGTAATGTAACAGTAGAAATGGCAGAACTTGATCCTGCTAATGCTAGTTATGTTTATTTGGGTGTTATAGATGAAAAGACCAGAGATATATGTTTACTTATGGCTAGTGAGGGTTCTATGACCAGAGCAGAGATAGATGCTAAGTATCCTAATACATTTAGTAACGCAGGTGGATTTAATTGCAGACATAGATGGGCAAGGGAAACATCCAGATCAGAGCAGTTAATCAAACCAGATAAAGCATCATCACTTATAGATGATAAGAAAAGATTTAATCCTGTAACTGTAGAAGGTATTAAGGTTGGGTAAATTAGCTAACATACCAAGATTTGATAAGCAGTTCTGGAGAGAGGTGGGTAATGAGATTACCGATGAGATACGAGTACAGACACAGAAGAAGGGTAAGGATGTATTCAATAAGAATTTTAAGTCATATAGTAGGGGATATGCAGAGCGTAAGCCTCGTATAAGAAGAGGTAGTGGAGGTAATAAAGTAAATCTTACACTTACAGGTGATATGATGAATGGATTACAGGTAAGAGGATTCACTACAGATAGCGTAACAATCGGATGGAGTGGTACGAATGCTAAAAAGATACAATGGAATGAGGATATGGGCAGAGCAGTAACAACAGCTAGTAAGCCACTTAGTAATCAATCTATTAAGATTGTACAGCAAGAGGCGAGGCAAAGAATTAAAAGAAATGCAGATAAAGAAACTGCAAAGCCTATCAACTTTAAAATAGGCAGATAGATTTTTAATAACAACTCAATCAAGAGGTTAAAATGGAAACAGAAAACAATCTAGTTCAAGATGTAAAAGAAGAACCCATTGCAGAGTCCAATGAAGAAAAGACTCCCGATGCTGTACCTTATAGTCGCTTTAAGGGATTAGTAGACGAAAAAAACACATATAAAACTGAGTTACATTCTCTGAAAGAGCAAATTGCTAAGAAAGAAGAAGATGCAAGACTAAAAGAGCTTGAAAGTAAAGGCGAGTATGATAGAATAATTTCTGATATGAATCAGAAGTTAGAGAAAGCAGAAAGCAAAGCTACAGCTTGGGATGATTACCAAGTTGGTAGAAAGAATGCTTTATTAGAGAAATTACCAGAAGATGAAAGAGCGATATATGGTGAGCTACCACTAGATAAGTTGGAGGCTCATGTGGATAAAGTTAAAACAACAAATATCCCTTCAGTTGATAATTCTGCACCTGCTAATACAGAAGGTTATAAATCTAAAGAAGATTTAGCAATGGATTTCAATACAGGTAAAATAAATATGGATACTTATAAAAGGTTAATGAATGTCTTCCGAAAGAACTAATCATAGGAGAGCTACTAACTTTGATGGGTTTGATCCCACAGATGGAAGAGTTACTACTAACAATACTTTAGATGGAGAAATGAAATACCAATTAGATGGTATTGATGTTCCATTTGAGGATGGATTTAGTTTGGCAGTTGGTAAAGACAAAACACCTAATACTATAAGGTCATCTTTTACTCATATTGATCAACGAAAATGGGATAGAATATTTAGGAAGAAATAAAAATGGCAGTAGGAGATACAGGTTCTGGGCATTTTCAAGGTTCACTCCAAGAAATAATCGCAGACTCTAAAGTGCATTTTTCTAAAGCTAATGTATGTTTACCATTGGTAACAGTAGAGGCTAGAGAAAAAGCAGACTCAATCACATTCCCTGTTTATAACTTGGGAACTAACCAATTAACAAGTGCAGATATAGGGGCACATTCTGAGCATGATTCAACAGCTATTTCAGCTACAGCATTAACATCAGAAAAAAAGACAGCAACTATGGATATGTATTCTGTAAGAGTACCAATCCATGATGAAGTTCTTTATAGTTCATCTGATGAGCCTAGCCAAGTAATAAGTCAATTACTAGGTAATGCTGTTTCTGCTAAAGTGGATTCATTGATTGTTGCAAATTTTGATAATTTCAGCAATACAGCTAACGATACCACAAATGGTATCAGCATTGATGATATTTTCTTAGCATTAGCATCATTACAGGTCAATAATGCACCTGCACCATACTCATTAGTACTAAACCCTAGACAGGTATATGGTACTTATGGACTATCCAATGACTTAGTAACATCTAATCAATTTGGTGGATCACCAAGTTCACAGGATGATATGCTACGCTCTGGATTTCTTGGTCAGATAGCAGGTTGTGATATTTACACATCTTCTGAAATTGCAATCTCATCTAATAACGCTATCGGAGCTATGTTCTCCAAGATGGCTATCGGATTCGGTTATGCAGGTCAATTTCCAAATGTAGAAGTTGAGAGAGATGCTGTAAGGTTAAAAACTGATTATGTTGGTTCTATGTTCTGTGGTAGTGTTGAGATCGCAGATACTTATGGAGTAGAGATACAAAGCAAGGTTACTTAATAGTACCTTTAAAATAAGCAAGGGGGGATTTATTTCCCCCCACGCTGATAGGATAATATGTCAAATTCATTAAATACAAAAGTAAAAGAACAATTCGATCATGATGATAGTGGGGGATCACTAAATACGAATCACAGCGATTTTCTGGATTCAGAAAGTGCATCTGGTAATAGTATAAATACACAATGGCGAGATTGGTCATCTGGCACAGGTGTAAGCCTTAATAATAGGCTAATGAATAAACATGGGGGTTCTGGCTCATTCAATACCAGATGGAAGAATTGGGTAGCATTTAGTTCAACTCATTCCTTCAATTTCGATGGTAATAATGATTATTTAGAAATAGCTGATAATGATTCTTTATCTTTTGGAGATGGTTCTTCAGATTCGGCATTTAGTATATCAGCATGGATTAACCCTGTTGATGCAACAAGATTTTCTATTGCATCAAAAGCTACAGGTTCACAAGTAGAATGGAGATTTTATTGTGATGGTAATGATAAGTTGCAGTTATTTTTAGCTGATGACACTATAAGTGTTAATGAAAAAAGAGTTTCTACTGCCTCAATATCTCAAAATACTTGGACTCATGTAGCAGTTACTTATGATGGCTCTGGTGGTACAAGTGCATCTTCTGGAATAAATTTATATATAAATGGTTCATTAGATAATGGTACAGCAGATGGATTTGGTACTTATGTAGCTATGCACAATCAACCTATTCCTGTTAATATTGGCTTTGATGATTATGATGATAAATATGCAAACGGACTCATTGATGAGTTTGCTATTTGGGATGTTGAGTTAAATAGTAGTGATGTTACATCCATATACAACAATGGGAAAATTATTGATCTTAGTAAATCAACAGCTTACGGAGTGGATAGGACAGGTAACCTTAAACTCTGGTTACGCTGTGGAGACAAAGCAGAACCAGAATCAAATACTGCAATCGCAAGACAGGACTTCTATTTAGACTTTGATGGTAC